AACCTACAAATAAAGCATTTTGTATTTTAGTGTCTGCACCTTTTGTGGCAGTTTTTAATTCTTTTAATTTCTTTTGTAAGTCTTGTAACTTATCAACTGTTTGTGCTACGTTAGTAATTAATTGGCCTGCAACTTCATAAGCTCGTGGGTGTTGGCCTTCTTTTGCAATTTCTAATATGCCTTCTATGGCTTCTTGACCTTTTTGTATTAAATCATAATAATTATCACGACTAAATTTATAATCATTTTCAATATCAGTTTTATTTTTATCTTCTACACGTGGTACAGAAGGATTATCTATCTTTACTAAAGACTCTAATGTAGGTTTATTTTCAGGCGATATGCCTAATATCTCGTTTACTTTATCTTCTATTTTTGTCATAATTAAACATCAGTATCAGTTGTAGGGTTATACTTCTTACTATCTGTAAAAGAAGTAATGGTTGTTGTAAATCCAAAGTCATCATCTGCATCCGCCGTTGTAGGTGAAGGAACAATTACAATTCTTTCTTCTCTTTTTGCCGTAGTTGTATTTGTATCTGTGTAAATATCTGACTGTACTGTTTTGATAACACCTTGATTGGACATTGGCCCAAACAAATATGTTTTAGCAGTAAAGTTTAAGGTATATATAACGGCCCTACGAGTCGTAAAATCTCCTGAATAACTATCTTCATAAGCAACACTATTTAATATAATCGGTATATCTCTCTTAATATTTAATTCAGGTAATACATTTACAGTAATCGTATAATCAGGTTGAAAGAAAGGTAATATTTGTTCTACTATTTGTAGGCCGTTTTCTGCTGTAGCGGTAAAAGCATAAAGATTTAAACTTATATTATATGGCACAGGCACATAATTAAAATTTAAAACTTCACCAGATTCTCCTGTTTTTACTTTTTTAAATTTTTGAACTCTTGTTAATTTTCTTGTAGGGTCATAAGCAAGACCTGATATTTCGAATCCTAGTCTTGGTAATGTAATTGCAAAACTACGATCATCTAAATCTGGTTTCTGATCTAATCGTACTAAAAACTTTTCTTTTGGTGCATAAGCTAAAGGAACTTTTAATCTCTTTATAACTGCACCTGTACTTGATGTTGATTGTATAACTATATTGTTAAATAATTGACCAAACGCAATTATGATCTTTCTCATTCCCTCATTATAGAAAAAATTGCCGAACATTAATTAATTTCTCCAAAAGGATTTGTTTCTGTAAAATCTAATATATCATCAGCAATAGACTGAGTATCAAATCCAGCTTCTGTGTCTAAATCTAAATTTTGTGCATAAGTAGATTGAGTTGCCACTGTTGTTGTCGTTGTTGCTTCTTCATTTAAGAAGAAGTTTGCTTGACCTGATGACTGGTCTTGCTCTAGTTGTAATGAGCCAGTTTCATTTTCAAGTGTAAATCTGTTTAATAATAAATTTAATGAATATTGTGTTTCTTTATCATCTATTTCAGCTATGCCTGTATTTAATTCTTCTGAACTATATTCCCAACGTGTAACTCTTAGTTTGTAAACAGGTAATGCACCTAATTGAAATAATGGTTCTTGATCCTCTACAAATTGTATTTCAAAAAAACTATTCATTAATGGGAAATATATAATATCTCCTTCATTAGGACGGCCTTCTACAATCTGCGTTGCCGGATTATCTACTTGATTTTGCCAACTTCTTTTTGCAATTACGAAAGTTGTATCTTCTCTTATTTCTAATCCAAACTTATTGATTAATTCTTTTTGACCTGCAAATCCTTCAGTAGTTTCAAAATACATTTCAATCATATAACTATCATCAAACTTACTTGAAGTATCTTCTCCTAGTATTAAATCTCTATTGACTAATGTTCGTGGTAAATAATAGACATCGTGGCCATAGATTTTTAGGCCTTCTACAATTAAATCTTCATAAAGTATTTTCTCGGCCTGATTGCCTATTCCGTGGCCGCCTTGAAAATAATGATTTACTGGCATAGTTTAACCTACCATAAATGCTGGGGCAATTTCGAAACTATCTCTTATTTCTTTTTCTAATTTTTCAATATCTGTTTGTGCGTCTGTAAAAATCTTTTCACCATTAAGTTTAACGCCACCTAACATTATTACTCCATCAAATTTACTTAAATTGGCACCCCATTGTTTTTTAAATAATGCTGTTGTATATCTTTTTAACCATTGGTCATTAAACACATCCGTAAAAGTAGTTGGGTCTAATTTTCTATAACAATCTATAATTAAATATTCGTCAACTTCTAAATCGTTTGACCAATCCATATCAATATATAAACGATTGTCGTGTTGTTGATAACGTATTGGCTTAATACCTACTAAAATTTGGTCTAAGAAATCTAAATGTCTTAACACCATATCATAGTTAATAATTGATGTTGAAGCAAAGTCATATAAGTCGTTTAATCTTAATTGGTATCTTACGTCAAACATATTCATACTTGATTTGTCTGAAAAAGGAAATATATTTGTAACTGAAATAACAGAACTAGGCACAACTAGAAAATTGTTTGCTTCATACCAAGTAGTTGTAACTCCGTTTTGTGTAACGGCTTCAGATGATGGTGTTGATGCTTTTAATCTTGTTTTATCGGCGTCTGTTAACTTATATTTTAAATATGTTCGTCTAATACCGTCATAGTGATACTGAGCATAGTATTGTAATGCTTCATCCAGTCTATCTTCTAACTGGTCATCATCAACGTTTATCTCTATTACTGGTTTACCTAATGCTCTTAAAGCATATTGTTTAAGTGTTTCTCTAGTAGATGGATTTGCCATAACTCTACTATTTATATAAAAGAAACTAGAACTTATAACGAATAGTCGCTAATAACTGTGGGTTATAATCTTTATATACACCTGTAAACACTGATGTTTGTTCTTTATCGTGGTAGTATAAGCCTAATTCTAAACCAGCTCTTTTATCTGGTCGTTTGTGTTTATCATCTTCTGTATGTAAATTATAAACAACACCCCAATAATTACCTGTAAATCCTAAATCATCATTTTCTGTTCTGTGAACTGTACCGTAAATGCGTTCATTAAAACTATACAATAGGCCGTAATCATATCTGTTTTTGTCAGCGAAGCCTGTGTCCATATCGTCCCAAACTTCTGCACCCCAAATCAAAGGAATATTCCAACGATATAAAGTACCACCTAATGCCCAACCTTTTTGTGTTCGTTCATTAAAAGAAGAAACACTTGTTGAACTTTTTGGATTTTTGATTTGCATATAAGATAAATCGGCATATCCAAAAAGTCCTACAGTTGCACCTGTATATAAAGCATCTCTCTCATTATCCCAACCAATAACTAAACCTGCTGGAACATCTTGTCTTAGACGATACGAATCAAAATCAAATTGATTATCCCAATTAAAACCACCGATAGCTAAAACTGCTTTTTCTCTATGGTCTAACCTTGAATTTGTTTGTGTAATAATTAATGGTGCACCGACTTTTGGTGTCTTTGCAAAACCTAATCTTTGAGCGTCTGTTTCACCAAGATATAATCTGTAATAGTCATTACCAATACCCATTTGTTTTTCTTGTATAGTATTATTTAATGTAGTATCTAAAGAATAATAAGTATCATATAACATTGAAGCACCTGTCCAATTGATATATGGATTTTTAAATGTGTGATTAATACCTATCTGTAATTCAGCTCTTGAATCTATACCACTATCATAAGTACGGTCATCATAATAACCTTCTACTTCACCTGTAATGAATAGGCCTTTGGGTATTGAAATTTTGTTTGATTCTAATTGCGATATTCTTTTTTCTAAATCAGATATTTTCTTTTCATCTGCTTTTACAATTGAAGTTAGAAATAAAGCAAATAAAAATAATATAATAACTGCAACGTATTGTATAATCAATTTCTTATCTAGTTTCATTTAATTATTTATCTTTGGAAAAAGATGGTCTTTATTAAACACTAATACATCTTTCTCATCTAATCCTAAAGATAACATTACTCTAGGAGTATGTGGGTTTTGTTGTTGATGTTCACAATAATAGTTTTGTGCTGTTATTACATCTTCTCTTTTAGAATCATTTTTAAAATCGCCTATCTTATCTAGGTAATTATGTAGATTACTTTCTGCCATTGTAGTTACTTGGAATAATTCTTCTTCTGTTTGTATATTACCAGCCGCAATCATACCACCACTAAAGATAGCCTTTGCCCAGTCTGGCAATTCTCTTTCTTTACTTGGTTTATACCATTTCGTTTCATTTATAAACCATTGTGTAAGTGGATGTTCTTTTTTAAGTAATGGTGAAAAATCGTGGAATGCACCTGTTACTTTATTCTTACCTGCAATT